AAACCTAGAGAGTAGTGACTCAACATTTAGGAGAAATAAAATGGCAAAAAGAGGATGGCGTGGAAAACACCCACATAATGATATGAAAGTATCACAAAACTCAGCTAATGGTAAAGCTGCTAATAATTCAAAATTAACTGTTGAATATAATAAAACTGGTGCAAAGAACAAGTATGATTTTATAAAATCTCACGAGGGATTTTATCCACAAGCAACTGCTACTGTTGTATGTCACGCGGATATCGCTGAAGATGAAGTAATTACACTCATTTCAACAGATGGTACATCAAAAACTTATACTGGTAAAACATCAGAAACTTTGGCTTCAAATCAATTCAAATCAAATGGTAACGCTACAGTAACTGCAACATCGTTACACGATTGTATTGTTCATGCTTCTGGACATAATGGTAAAATATTATCTTCGGATAGTGGTGATGGAACATTAACATTAACCCAAGCAGAACCTGGACCAGATGGTAATACAGCAATTGTAGAAACATTTGATTCGGCAGCAACTGTTCCTACGGCTTTCACTAACGGTTAAACCTTAATCTAAAATAAAACAACTTAAAGGGTGGGATTTTTATCTCACCCTTTTTTGTTTTCTCTTATATTTATATATGAAGAATAATACCCAATATTTTTGGAGAATTTAAATGTCGAAATTTAATTATATATATGCAGACCCATCAACTGCTGGACAATCAGTAGGAGCTACACCTTACGGAATATACGATAATGATATAGCATTTCAAAGTGAAAGTTTACAAGTATGTAAATTTGTATCTCGTAGACTTGGCCATCCTGTTATGCAAATTGAATTTAATAGTGGTTCAATTTATACTTGTTTTGAAGAAGCAATTTCAGAATATTCACAACAAATTCATCATTATAATATGAAAAATTGGTTATGGGAACAATACGGAGCATCAGAAAAAGTAAGTGGTTCAGGTTATGGTAATGATGGAACAACTTCCCAAATGGGTACAGGTTCTAATAGTGTAGTTAATCCACACCTTGGAAGTAATTTTATATTATCAGACCAATATGGTGAAGCTGTAAATGTAGGTGGTGGAGTAGAACTATATAGTGGTTCTATTGCATTAACAGGTTCAAAACAAGTTTATGATTTAACATCAGACGCTAAACTTAATACCTCACATACAGGTAAAAGAATTGAAGTACAAAGAGTGTTCAATTATGGACCTGCTGCAATCACAAAATTTTATGACCCATATGCTGGTTCATTTGACCAACAACAAATGTTAGATACATTTGGAATGGGTAATGTAGCTCCAGCAGTAACATATATTATGAGACCAGTATCACACGATATAGCAAGAGCACAAGCTATTGAAACAAGTGATAAGATAAGAAAATCAGCATATTCATTTGAATTAATTAATAATAAATTAAGAATATTTCCAAGACCAGTTAGTGGTAGTGCAGGTGATAAAATATATTTTAATTATTATGTTAAAGATGAAAAAGGTTCAACAACACGAGATTGGACATCTGATAAAGTATCTGACCCAAGTAATGCTCCATATAAATTTGTAACTTATGATGAAATAAATGCTCCTGCTAGACAATGGATACGAAAATATTGTTTAGCTTTATCAAAAGAATTACTTGGTATCATCAGAAGTAAATATGCTTCAATGCCATTACCAAATGGTGATGTAACACTTGATGGTGAAGGATTAAAAGCAGAAGGTAGGGAAGAAAAAATACAATTACAAGAAGAATTAAAAGAATTTTTAGATTCTGTAACTTTAAAGGAAAGAGCTGTAGGAGAACAAGAAACTGCAGATGCTCAACAATCAGTATTAAATAAAGCACCATTAGGTATCTACATAGGATAACATTATGGCAACTAAACCATTTTTCATACCAACAAAAGAATTTAATTTAATTAATTCAATGAATGAAGAATTAATTGATGATATAATAGGTCAATCTGTAGATATTTATAAAGTAAATATAGAAAATACAAATGAAAATGTATATGGTGAATCAACAACTAAATATTATGATGTAGGATTTAGAGTGAATTGTTTAATTAATTTTAATGAACCTGAAACTGTTCAAGAAGAGTGGGGTGCAGATACAAAAAGTTCAATTGAAATGTATTTTCAAAGAGAAAATTTAGCAAGTGGTTCACTTAATTTTTATCCAGAAGCTGGTGATATAGTTGATTGGAATGATATGTATTGGGAAATTGGTTCAGTAACAGAACCACAATTGATTGCGGGTCATCAAAATTATAAACATAATATTGTAGCAACTGCTAATAAGAGTAGATTATCCTCATTACAAATAGAAGAGAGACCAAGATAATGATTAAACTAATGGATTTATTAAAAGAAGGAAAATGGAAAGTTAAAGGTAAATATTTAATTATGCCAAGTGGTGAAACATCATCAATACCAGGAAACAATGATAGAGATGCTATTGCTGTTGATATTGGTAGAGATGAATTTAAGATTCATATGTTAAAATCAAAACCATATGCATATGGTCCTAAATATGATAAAAGTTTTAAAAATGTAAATGATTTAGTTAAGTGGTTAAATAAAGAAAGAGCAAAATATGCTGGGATAGATAGAAGATAATGGCTGTACAACAAATAACACATAAAAAAATTATAAAGTATGATATAAAAAGTCCAAACTTTAAAGCTACACCTAAACCAGAAAAGGAAGTTGATGGAAATGTTGTAGAAGAAGATGTATATGGTGAAAAGAAACATACTTATATACCTGACTCAAATGGTAATTTGAAGATGGAAGAGTTGATGGGTAAAATAGTAAATAAATTAGATAACATACCAGGTGGTAGTCAAACTGGTATAAATGCGGTTGAAGTTGATATAAAAAGAGAAATAGCAATAGGTAAAGTTGATGCATCAGCTGTTAAATCAGAAGAATATGTAGGTAAAGTTAAAAATAAAAAAGATAAATTAAAAGCATTGAGAAAACGAAATGGCCGTTAAACCAATAACAAATAAACAAGTAGTTAGTAGAGGCATTGTTAATAGAGAAAAACAAATTAGTACTCGTAACACTACTGGTAAAAATGGAAATATATCAAGAACTATTGTTCCTGGTTTAGATTATACAAAAAATTATGCTATAACTTTAAAAGATATTGATACATCTATAATATCATATGTAAAGAATGTTATAAAACCTAAAATAAGAGAAGCCAACGAAACAATAAAAGTTCCTATTATGTATGGTAACGAAGAAAGATGGAAAGCGGTTAGAAAAAGAGGAGTACTTAGAGATAAACAAGGTTCTATTATACTACCATTGATTGTTCTTAAAAGAACAGAAACTACATTTAATGATAGTATGATAAAATCAGACCACGATATTGAGAATGAGTACCATCAAATAATTAGAAATAATCAATGGTCAAAAACAAATAGATATGATAACTTTTCAGTACAAACAGGAGCACAACCAGTTAGTAGTGTAGTAGTTACAGGAGTACCAGATTTTATAATTTGTAATTATTCTTTTGTAATATTAACAAATTATATAGAACAAGTTAATCAATTGACTGAATTATTTATTGAACATGCAAATAAATATTGGGGTGATTCTACTGATTATAAATTTTTAGCTAAATTAGAAGGTGGAATATCTGATGCTTCAGAATTAACTGTAGATGGGGAAAGATTAATTAAAAATGAATTTTCTATTACTGTAAATGCTTACTTATCACCAGAATTTACAGAAACTATTCTTGGTAAAATTGCAGAAACAAAAACAATACCATCAATTGGTAAAGTTATATTTAATGAGGGTAATCTTAATGCATCACCCCAACAAACATCAAAAGAAGGTTCTGCAAAATAAATTGATGTTTTAAAAAAAAACTATATACTTATATATATATATAAATAATTTATTAAATTAAACGGAGGTTATAACATATGTCAGAACCAATTAAATTTACGGAAGAAGAAACTAATCAACTTAACGGTATAAAAACTTCTTATCAAAATATTCAATTCAGATTTGGAGAATTTGCTCTTTATAGATTAAAGGTGGAAGAAGATTACGAAGCTTTGAATAAGTTAGAAGAAAATCTTAGAAAAGAATACAAAGGTGTTCAAGAGAATGAAAACAAATTTGTAACTGGATTAACTGATAAGTATGGTACTGGACAATTAAATCCTGAAACTGGAATTTTTACTCCCGATAAATCTTCAAAAGTTTCTGAAACTTCCAAAAAAAAGTAAAATTATAAAAAATAATTTAATCGTTTGATGGTTTAATCATATATTTATATATGAAAAGCTATCTATTTTGATAGATTATATATAAGCTATATAAATTTTTTTTAAGTTAACTTACATTTTTTAGGAGACCCCCTATGGCAGAGAAAATCGTATCACCCGGTGTTTTTACAAACGAAATAGACCAAACATTTTTACCATCCGCAGTTGGAGAAATCGGAGCGGCATTAATCGGACCAACACCAAAAGGACCAGCATTAGTTCCAACAGTAGTTTCATCATATTCAGAATTTCAAGCTATTTTTGGAGATACATTCAAAAGTGGTTCTAATACATATAGATTTTTAACTGGACATACAGCAGAAGAATATTTAAAACATTCAAGTAATTTAACAGTTGTAAGAGTTTTAGATGGTAGTTATACCCATGCAAGTGCTAATATTTTAACTGGTAGTAATGTAGCAGGTAAATTTGGTGCAAATAGTGGTAGTTATACTTTAGGTGGTAGTGCCGCAGATGAAACTAAAGGTACTGCATTTAAATTACATACTTTATCACACGGAGCAGTTATGAATAATAGTGGTTCAGGAACTGCATTTAAAGGTTCAAACAATTTATTAATAAGTGGTTCAGGGGATAATATAAGATGGGAAGTTACTGCAAGAAATACTGCAAGAGGAACATTTACTCTTTTACTTAGAAGAGGAAGTGATATAGAAAACAGAAAACAAGTTGTAGAAACATTTAACAATTGTTCATTAGACCCTAATTCAAGTAATTATGTATCTAAAGTTATAGGAGATTCACAATTAGTTTTAGGAGGAACTACAGATTCACCATATTTGATATATAGTGGTTCATATCCAAATAAATCTAAATATGTAAGAGTTGAAGTTCTTAAACAAACCATTGATTATATAGATGAAAATGGTGATATAAGAGATTCAGCTTTATCTGCTTCCTTACCAGGACCTGGAAGTGGTTCAGTTTGTGGTGCATTTAGTGGTGGAGATAACGGATACGCTGGTTTTGATGGTTTAGGTGGTATTCAAGGAACATATACTGCACAATATAATTTTTATGAAAATATTAATGATACTAATTCACAAGGATTTGCATTAACAACTGGTGCCGATGGTACAGATGCATATACAAAAGCAATTAATTTACTTGCAAATCAAGATGAGTATGATATTAATATGATATTAGTTCCTGGTGTTATTGATAATTTAGATGGTTCTCATGCAAGTATTATAACAAAAGCAATAAATACTTGTGAAACAAGAGGAGATGCATTCTTTGTATATGATGCAGTTCAACACGGAACTACAGCTATACCTACAGTAACTGGTAAAGTTGCTGAAAGAGATAGTAATTATGCAGCTACTTATTGGCCTTGGGTTCAGATAGGTGATTCACAGACAGGTACTTTAAGATATGTACCACCATCAGTAGTAATTCCAGGTGTATTTGCATTCAATGATAAAGTAGCTCAACCTTGGTTCGCTCCTGCTGGTTTAAATCGTGGTGGAATTGATACAGCAATTCAAGCAGAGAGAAAATTAACACATGCTAATAGAGATGATTTGTATGAATCAAATGTTAATCCTATAGCAACATTCCCTGGTCAGGGGGTAGTGGTATTTGGTCAGAAAACTCTTCAAAAGAAATCTTCATCATTGGATAGAGTGAATGTAAGAAGATTACTTATTAGAGTTAAGAAGTTTATTGCTTCATCATCAAGATTTTTGGTTTTTGAACCTAATACTGAAGCAACAAGAAGAAGATTTTTAAATATAGTTAACCCATATCTTGAACAAGTACAATCTCAAAGTGGATTGAGTGCATTTAAGGTGGTGATGGATGAAACAAATAATACACCAGATACAGTTGATAGAAATCAATTAATAGGACAGTTGTTCTTACAACCAACAAGAACTGCTGAGTTTATTATATTAGACTTTACTGTTCAACCAACTGGTGCAGCATTTCCAGAATAATTAATAGGAGAATTTAGATGGCAGAGAAAATCGTATCACCAGGAGTATTTACAAATGAAGTAGATAGCTCGTTTTTACCTTCGGCACTCGGAGATATAGGAGCTGTGGTAGTTGGCCCAACTGTTAAAGGACCAGCATTAGTTCCAACAGTAGTTAGTTCATATTCAGAATTTCAAGCAAAATTTGGAGATGTATTTAAATCTGGAAGTAATTATTATTCTTATTTAACATCTTTAACAGCACAAAATTATTTAAAAAGTGGAAATAATTTAACAGTAGTTAGAGTTATGGGTGCTGGATTTAGTGGTGCTAGTACTGATGTATCAAGTTCTACTAATACTTATAATATAGGAGAAAGTGGTGCTTCAGTTCATAGTTTGTATGTTAGTCTTAAAGCAGGAGCAACAATAGCTCAAACAGGTGATAATATGGCATCAATGTCAATTACTCCAAATACTGAAGGTTCACCTGGTACTGCTGTAAACTTTATATTTACAAGTTCTGCTGCAAATGCAATAGGAAAGACATCTAATTCATCAACTACTATTTATGTTGCATCATCAAGTAATGGTGGATTATCATCATCTATGGCTAATTTAAGGGATGTTATAAATCATCCTGCAAGTGCATCTTTACACGGATTACCAATATCAGCAAGTTATACTGCATCATTCCAAACACAAGCATCAATGTCAATATATTATACAGGTGGTGCACTTGTTTCTGGTTCAGATGGTTTAGTTGATGGACGTGCAGGTTCGTTTGGTAAAAATGATACAACAACTACACCAATTGACCAATC